ACACAAAGACCGTCCAATACTTCACGAAACAATATTTCACAACACAGCCCCTGCCATCGCCCTCCCACCCACCATTGAATCTTGTATAAAGACACTAAGTGTCTTAATATTACCCTAACATATCATCTGTTACGTCAGTAACAATAGCAGGTTTGATGTTCTGAACCTTGATGACATTAGGGTCTCTGCCTAGGGACCTGTACAGCAGTCGTGATAGAGCTAGGTTAGGAGTTGAGCAAGTGTTTTGCTCAAGTAGTGCTCGCACATTGCTTCTTCCCATTCTCTCCACTACATGGTCAACAAAAGAGTCCATTAAGGGATGAGATATCATGGCTAGCCCACTCATTTCCTTGTGATGTGCAGGGCCAAATAGATTCACATCACTATTGTCAAACTCAGGTGAAGTTAGAGTGTCTCCCAGCTCAGTGCTCATTTGCTGAGCAATGCTTTCAAAATTAAGTGTGCTAGTGTCCTCAATTATGATATCGATTATGTCATCAATATTCACTCTACACTCACTCTCCTCCACTGAGACGACAGCATTGAACAAGGTTCCAACTTTCTGTCTGATAGAAGCCTCTGTGCACTTCTGGATTATCTCAGATAGCCTAATAGAGTCTATACTCTGGATCACTCTTTCTCCACTAATAATTTCTAGAACAGCCTCAACCATTGCCTCTGGTATGGGATTACACATAACCCAGCTATTGCTTGGTTCTCTGCTGAAACAGCTAAGAGAGACCCCTCTCTCCTGAGGAGATAGGGCTTTCAAGCTCTCAGGACTCAGATCTGAATCCCCTGATGTGTATGATGTTATATGCATATCACCGCCCCTAAATCCACTTTTTGTATACAGATTGATAGTGTGATTCCTTATTTTCATCTTAATATCTCTTGTCTCCAGGTTGACTATTCTGGTCATGCTGGTTGATATGACATAGATGGGGGCACCATAAGGATGGCTAGGGCCGAATACTTTGAAGCCAGTTAACCAGTAGCGTGCACCGGGAGAACATTTCGCAGCAAAGTCTAAGGAATTTGCAGCTCCAACGTCTTCAGCCCAAGACCTTATGCTCGGACCAAGATCCCATGGACTCTGAGGATCCTTCATAGTGATGGATGTTATTTGTGGTGTCTCCCCAGGCTTATTGTATATATCTATCTGAATTTGCACCCCATCCATGACACCCCTCCATGATCCTTCACCATAGTATGATATTTGCCCTTTCTTCCTTTCTGATTTCTGCGCCCTGATGAAACCACCTATGATTCCTGCGCCAACCTCCTCAATGACTCTTGGAAGGTCTTCATCATTGTTCATGAATTTCTGCATTATTGCAAGCAGATTGCTCTTGGTTTTCCCATCTCCAGGCTTGATGTCTATTTGACCAAAAGACATCAGAACCCTCTGGGTGTACTGAAGTTTGTATTCTTCCGGATAAGGGCCCTGCAAGATGCAAAACAAGGTATGCTTCAAAGCTTCAGCTGTGACAGCTCTACTACTTCCACTGACATCTTCGACACCCTTCAGGAATCCATTTCTACAAAAATTGTCTCTGATGACTAGTGAAAGCTTGCTAATACCCGATCTCTTCTTCACAGGGGCTCCAGTGACACGTACAGTTCTACTCCTCCCTTCTAACCTAGCAAAGAAGTTTCTAATCTGGATATGATTCTGTAGAGGTGTCCTGTTCAATGTTTCTTCAGGAGTGTCATCAAGCCAGCGAATGGTTCTCTTAAGTCTCTGCCACTCATTCTCAAGCATAGTTCTGCCTATTTTACTCTTCTGGGTCCCAAACCATTTGTCTGACACTAGCTTCTCAGGAGATGCTCTAGATGTCTGAGAGTGATCAAAAACCACAACCCGTGTTTGAGTTGCCTCTCTAAGGCCCATCCTTCTGATCACCTCAATCTCGCCCTTATCCCCAACTATTGCATCTAATGCCTCCAATTCTTCCACATTAGGGAAGAGAAAGAGAATATCATCTGGGTGCATTCTGTCAACATTCCGAAATCCTTCATAAGCAGCCATTTTCCTCAGAAGACTGTACTTCTCCCCAGGCAGAACCTTACCCTCTTGCTTTCCTGAATCCTGGAAAATTGCAGCAGATAAGAAGTAAACAGAGGATGCAATCACTTTGCAAACAGCATTTCCTGAAGAGAGAGAAGAGACCACTCCTGGGCTATGCACTTTCTCAGCTATTCTTAGAATAATTTCCTCGCCTGACCTTGGGGCTCTGTAGAGAACATCTGGAACATCATTTATTTTATCAATCCAGTCCACAGGAATATTTAACCTGTCTCTCAGTTTGTCAAATTTCTGTTTAGATCCCCACTTTAGAGATGAACTCATCACTATTGCTCCTCCTGGACTGACACTACAAGTCTCAGGTATCTGAGCTGTGGCATCATCCCAGTCTTCGTTGTCTCTATCTCTGATGTTCTTCATGAAATATGTGTATATGACCTTGAGCTCTGTTCTCATTATGGCTTTATAAAGATTAAATCTGAATCCTCCCAACCCAGCACAATATGGATTGTCAAATAAAAAGAAGCCTAAGCCTGGATCCATCCATCTTTGGATCTCTCTAGAAAACACAGGAAATAGTCTAGACATCCCCATGCCCATCAACATGTAATGAAGGGTGCACTGAGCTTGCTGGACCATTGCTGCAAGTGAAAAAGAACCCCCTCCTTCAGGAACAGAGGTCATTAGATTAGAGGCCTCCTCTTGTCTAGCAACAAGGGTTTCAACCTCAGGAAGACTGCAGCAGGCAGCTATCCATCTAATCGTTGGCCTCACATGTCGTGTGTGGAAGAAGAACTCTGAATTGTATTCCATAGCAAAATCTGTGTTGGAAGTTGACTTCTCTGATGGATAAATAGCTAAGAAGACTCCAAGTTTCTTCTTCATTCTGAAGCATAATGCTGCAGCAACCTTACACCTCACAAGCAATGTCTCATTGTCAGCAGGAAAGCTAATTAACATGCTACTGTCATCTGACCCTTGCATCATGTCACACACAATCCTCGTACTCATTTCAGGATGAACTCTCATGTTGAAGATCTTAAAGCTCAAAGATCTAACAAACTCCTGATGAAGGGTATGTAGTAATGAGGAAGTGAAATGAAGAATTCCCTGCATCATTCCAGTGGTTGTTTCAAGATAGGTTCTTCCTTCACTCATCCACGGCACTGTCTGCTCGCCGTGGTAGGCTGAGAATAATGTCATTACAAACTCATCATCTACATTTAATTCTCTATGGCCATGGAGAATAGACAAATACCTCAAGTTCATCATCATTCTCTTCTTCGTAAACATTGAGCATCCACGGATTATGATGGGCCACCAACGGGGCTTTGTGAATTCGCAGAGCATGAGAGCAAATTTCAAGGTGAAATGGCCTTGGTTCCACTTCTTTGCATCGTCCGAGGTGGCTGTTGTCCAGATTGGTCCACCACAGTGTTTTCTTGCTCTTGATCCATGACTTTCGGGTATCTTCATTTTGTTGGGTGGATTGCAGAGTGTGTCAGAAGCAAAGAATTTCCCAATGGTTTTTGCAATTGCTTCAACTAAGCACTGAACTATCCGCTCCTCTGCTCCCAGAACGTAGATTTCTCTCAAGCCTCCATGCTGTTGCTTCTTAAATAGGCAAATATGCATTGCTCCTCGGCTCTCTATGCGGCTCATACACTCCTCAAACTTCTCAATAGCCAAAGTCTTACCTTCTGATGCAAACTCTGACATCCTGACAATAAGCTTATCTCTGGTATAATTCTTATCTGCCACATCCTTATAAACGTACCATCCCTCATCGAACTTACTAGTTGCTTTCAAAGTTGCAAGTCTCTCAAGAGTTAGGGAGCTAACCTCTCTAAGAATTTGAGAGTCAATCTGATCCATCACATTCTGCCCATACTGTCTGCGTAATAAACTCAATCCATGCTCACAGCACCTCTTAAGGTAGCTCCTACTGAACTCATGTGTTGAGGGGTTCAGAGGATCACCTAACCCTAGATTCTCGTCAGTATCTGGTTTCGCGGACTCAAGCTCAATGATCTTCTTATACATCTTAGACAGAGCAGAAGGCTCTGTCTCTTCCTCTTTATTCTTGAAGTACCCATTATAACATGCACTGATAAGAGGCTGGAGATCTCTTATTGGCCTTCCTGACAGGGGATTGAATAAACTTCCCCAGGTGATAGAACCATCCTTCTTCTGCAATCTGAAAGGGTTCTTTGCAATCTCCGTGATTGATAAGCTTAGCCTCTTAAGGAGGAAAACTTGCAGCTCAGTTCTTAATACCTTTGGGAACTTGGCACACATCTTATGAGGTTTTGGGATTTCTGGTTGAGAAACAAACCCTTCCATGACTATGTATCTCATAATGGTCTGCATCTCCTCTGTTGTTGCTTTGTCCTCCATCAATGTCAATAAGGACATTTTGGTCATGAAAGCTGCATCAAGAGAGTTCACATCACCCCCACTCAGGAACTCAGTGAGTTCCCAAGGGAAGCCACCAAAGCATTCTGTCCAGAAGGCTGAAGAGCACTCCAATAAGGAATTGCATTTGCATAGATTTGTCAACTTACTAAGCCTATAAGAGACAAAATCCGTGACATACAGATCTCCAGAATCTATGTAGCTCTTGAAGACTCCATCAGCCCATAAGACGCCTTGGAGAGACGATTTCTTGACAGCAAATGACACGAATATGTGACTCTTTGAAGAAGTGGGCTTTATTAATAGGAATATATCAGAACCCATAAGTCTTTTGATGACAAAGTATTTAGGCTTTACATGCTGTTTGACAGATGCAGAAAGCTCTGCTCCAATGAGAGAGACCATTTGGGACCAGGACCCAATAGGGCTACTCATAAACTTTGTGTGGGCACTCAGCATCTCTATTTCTCCTTTTTCGATCATTACTTTAGGCTGATGTATTTTGTGTGCCACTTTCCGGAGGTCTATGTCTTCAGTTAAGGGGCTATATAGGCAAAAAGATTCAGCAAAAATAGAGTTGTCTCGAGAATATAAGAAATTTTCAAGATCCTCTATGCAATGGTCTGGTCTAAAGCACAACTTTGACCTTTCTCGTGCCTCCTTGACAAAGCTATCATCCTTATGTGACTTCCCACACACTCCAAAAGAAGCAACATACTCCTCCTCTTCTCTAGACATTTCAACTCTCACTCTGTGATACTTGTTTCTCTCGTCTGCTCTATCTGACTTTCTACCCTGGTAATCAGGAGTCCCATTCAGTGCAAACTCTAGCTCTCCGTCAACATCATCAAACATTCTGTCGATCGATTCTGAGTCTGCAGCAAGGCAAACCTTCTGCCATATGGTGCACATGGGATGTTCACCAAAAACATCGAGCTGCTGGAGACTCTCCAGACCTTTACCTTCTTCACCAGGGTATGTCACCCAACCAGGTATCTGGACAGTCGCCTTGGAGTCATACTTGCTTCTCATCTTCCCTTCCTTGTAGTAAGACTGTCCAGCCTTCTCCACTTCAGAGGAGGCTTCAGCATGGTTCTTCAAGCACCTACTTTCATACCCTAATCCATCATCAAGGAAAGCTGAGGCCCTCATCTCATCCTGACATTCTGTAAGTGATTTTGATATGATAGATGAGATGTAATCCTCATCAATGAGGGAGTTCCTGAACACTGAGAAGACTTTCTCCTTAAAATGAGGGAATGACTCTTCTGTTATGTTCCAGTCCATGTTTATTGAGGCTAGAATCCCTTTTACTTCATTCTCAATTCTGGTAGTCTCTTCATCAGTTGAATCTAGTCCAGGAAGTATCATCTTAAACTCTTCAAAGATAGCAACAGCCAGCCTGAACCTGAAAACAATCTCATCCACTTCAGGATTCTCTAGCTCTAAGTTGCTCACAACCCCTCTCCTGTGGGCACTAATCACACTCAAGCTCACAGGCCTGGTCCCTGATCTCACCTCACATGCAATCTCATATTTCCCAAACTTAGCCATAGCAGAGGCCTCAGCCTGTGCTGAGTTCCCACGGTTAGTGGTGAACTCTATTACAAACACTCCTCCTGCGGGAGTCTCAATGATCAAGTCAGGGGTCATATGATCAAATCCATCATTCATAATGGGAAACTTCTTTGCGAAAGGTTCATCTGTCACTCCAGCAAGATGTCCAAAAGTGAAATTGTGGATAAAGTTCATTATGTTCCCTGCCTCCACCACAACATCTTGTCTTAAAGTAGACCCAATAGTGGAGTTAGGATCCAAAGTGTCCAATGATAGATCCACAGCCAAGCCAGACTCTATCTTCCTCACAGAAAAGGCGGGCAACTGAACTCCAAATAGCTCACAATCATACCTACGCAGGCTCCGTTTGGTGAAACCTGGAGCAAGCTGGGTTTGATTTTGTAAGATTGAATTCATGTTTGGACGCCTTTGTGT